GGTTGGGGTTTTTTAATGGCTCACAAGCAGCTAAACAAACAATAACAATAACCGCAGTTGGTGGTGCTCCATTCTTATACAATCAAGTGTGGGGTAACACCGTAGAGGCAAGCCTCGCATCAATAAAGGCTTCACTGGTGGCTTATAGTTTGGTTGCATAGAATAATATAAACAATATTAAGGAGATAATATGAAAAGAGTTATAATAATAATAATCATGATTTTATTGTTTTCAGGGATAGTAAATGCAGAAACCTATAGGGGTATAGAGTTCTCTCCGTTAAAATCAAAGATAGAAAAGTCTGTTTACACATTTAATGAAGACGGTACATTTTTTAATGAGGTTAATAATGACCCTACCGTGAGTTCATTTTATGGAGAGTATGAAATGTATACGGGTTATGATGGTGCGGGGTATATTGGCATAGACTATGGTGCCATCATGGTGTGGTTTATGAAAGACGAAGATATGATTCTTGGTTGGAAGGCTATTATATCAGAAAAATATAACTTTAATTTCTTAATAATCTTTGGCGTGAAGGAGTAATATTGTGGATAAAAAACAATTGCTATCAAAACAAAACTTAGAACAAACATTACAACAGGCACTAACACAGTATCTTCAGACGTTTTATCAAAACAATTTTCAGAACAAACTATCTGAAGAACTTTTAACTGGTATGGGTGTAAAAATGATACCAGAGATTATGAAAGCAGTAGAGCCTTGGCAGAAGGAGGATTAAGTGAAAAAGATTATAAATTATGTTTAAACTATCTAAAAACTCAATAAAAAATATGTCCGGGTGCGACCCTAAATTAAAGCAAATTGCACAGCTAGCAATCGACATAACGGTGATTGATTTCGGTATTCCAACAGACGGCGGAGCGCGAACAACAGAAAGACAAAACAAGTTATTTAAAATAGGTCGGTCAAAATGTGATGGTACAATAAAAAAAAGCAAACATCAAATCAGAAGGGACGAAACATTTTGTCAAGCAATAGATTTTTTTGCCATTGATCCTGATACGGGAAAAGCAAGTTGGAAACCTGATTTATTGTCAATGGTAGCATGTTCTTTTTTACAGGCGGCTTGTGAGCTTGGATATAATATACAGTGGGGCGGGTTGTGGAAGTCTTTTAAAGATATGCCACACATACAGCTTGTTAATGAATTCGATTGTTAGTTTGGAGCGTTTGACATGGAAAACAAAGGCGGTTTACATTTAAGTTGGTATCAGGCTATTTTAATTTGCACAATGATTTTAGGAACTTTCGGTTCTTCATTTTTAAGGGCAGACGCGCAACTATCAGAAAAGGCTTTAAGTCAGGACCTAAAAATTGAGTGCAAGCTTGATAAAACCCGCTTCGATTCTTTTCAGGCTGTGTATGTAAAAAAACACCAAAAAATTGTTACTGATGTTATGGCGGTAAAAGATCAAGTTCTAAAGACCGAAAAACAGCTTCTCAAACGTATGAACGATTCAGAAAAAGAAATAATAAGAATCCTAACCAGAATGGAAAGTAATCAATAATGGAAATTTTAACGGCTGAAGAACGAGTGGAAAGAGCAGAAATATTAAAGGGTATTTTAGGTATAGTTTTTTATCTTATTATACTCAACAACCCCGATCACAAGGTGCTTATAGTGGTCTGTCGGCGGTTGTGTAAAATGTTTGGAATTGACATTGACGAAGCGTTAGATAAATAAAAAAAGCCCTGAACTGCGTTAGGTTCAGGGCTTTACTATTAGCTGTGCTTAAGAGCAATAGTTTTTTTACATCGTAAAAAGCTTTATATCATAGGCATTAATCCCTTCTATTGTTTATACTTCTTTCCAATTTTCGATTAATTGTTCTTCTGTAACACCTAACATATCAGCCATAACAGGAATAACCGAATTCATAAAATCAACTGATTCTGCGTGGTTCATTTTGTCAAACGACTCAGATTTTGTGACTATGTTCGGTTTTCCGTTGACTATAATAATGCTGTCAATCTGTTCTGCTTTGATTTTCACAAGTTCTGCCATAGCTTTTTTTGAGGTAATTCCATATATTTCGTGCCGAATTAAACAAGTTATGCAACCCCAATATAGACCGTGCTGCTCAATGCTTCTTAACTTTTTAGCACCGGCCTTTTTGAGTAAAAATTGACACACCTGGTTATCAATATAATTTCTTGATTCCAGAATTGAACTTTCTCCGTATGGCTTCCAATTCGGGCCTTGTTTTTGCATTAGAATTTCCCTCATAAAACCACCATACAAGTTGCTGTCGGTACCATTACAGTTGTTTTTTTATACTCAATTTTGCATTGTTTTTCGGGTTCAAATTGCAGTATTATTATTAACAGGTTTGGTGTTTTTACGTCTCCACGCAAATAAACACTGTTAGCAGATCCAACTTTTGTTTTTTGGGTTACGGTTTCACCTGTTATTCTACTCAGGTGTTTATAAACTTCATTGAATTCTGTTACCGCGGTTTCTGTTTCTGTTTTGGGCTTTAGTCCCATTCCTTTGACGAATTTTAACTCGTCTGCGGTTGTGTAATCACTTTGTACCATTGTCTTTTCCCCTTAATCTAGTAAAAGTTTTTTCGGTTAGGTTTTTATCCTTTTCTAACATGGCGTGGCAAGGAACGCACAATAGCAACAATTCATTAAAATCGTTTATTAAATTACCCTTATTTATATAATGCCGCCTTTTTAATCGGTGTGCAAAAGACAACCATCGGTCTGTATTGCAAAGTTCACACCGGATTATGCCTTTTTTAATAAATTCCATCTTTACTTTTTTAATGTTAAATTTTGCTTTCATTACTTTTTTCTTAAGATTTTGTTGATATCATAAACTCTTTTAAGGGCAAGAAACTTCTCAATTTGTAATTCACGGTTAAAAATCTCTTTTATCTCAAAACCTTCTGTTTCACTTCTGCCTATTCTTAAAATCTTTATTTCATCAACTATCATTCCGTTCTCTTTTAACAGTTCAGCGTAGGCACAGACTTGCGTGCCATGCTCAGGGAATAGGCCCTTAGATGTCTTTAGATCAATTAGGGTATAGATGCCGTCAAGTTTGCAATAGATGTCACAGGTGCCGCCATATTGATGCTTTTCGGACACAAGTTGCAACTCTGACCCGATAAGACCAAAATCATGCTTTTCAATCCAATCATAGAATTTTATCATGCACGTTTCTGCGACCGCTATCTGATCAGGGCTATAATCTTTAAAATCAGGATCTTTTTCTGTTATAAAACATTCTGCCATATAGTGTGCCAGAGTACCGATTTTAGCGAGTTCGTCTACGTATTTGCTAGAATCTATGCCCTCTATCCCCAACTTGTTGGCCCATTTCACAAGTGCCGGTTTTGCTTCTGTGCCTGTTATTGTGGTAACACCTGGAACTCTTATTCCGGCTTTATTCATATATCTTGTATGCGCCCTTGATTTCTTCTTCGCTTTTTCCATCATACCCCCGTATAATCATCAATTAATTTTATTGCATCATTTACTTTTCCGATCGGTGTATTTTCCAGGCAATCAACACCGAGTTGATCAATAACATATGAGTCGTCAAGGTCCTTAAATTTCAGCTTTGATCTTAAAAGCTTAATCTGCGGTTCGGTAGCTTTTTTATCTGATTTCGGATAAGATTTGGATTCTGGTTTGTTGTCCGGTTTTGTTTTTGATTCGCTGCCGTTTGTTGAGTCTGGGTCTTTGGTATCATCAATACAAAATAATCCATTTAAAGCATATTTACGGGCGTATGAGCTTGTCGCACCGGTTATCTGTGCTTCATCCATGCCTTTACGGGTCAAGGGTTCTCTTGCACAAGCCGACACAGCCAATTTTTCAGTTCCGCTTGTCAAAACAGCGGTTGCCTGAACATAATACCTGTCACCAAGCTGTATCATTTCATCAGTTATTTTAAGGTGTGTTCCATAAGGCAATTCTTTTTTAACCGCTTCCAGGATATCTTCACAGCTTCTATAACTGTACTTTCCAAAGCTGTTATACTGGTTTTTTGGAGCTTTAAGTGTTGCTTGTATCTGATATAATACTTCGTTGATTGGCATTATTGCTTTGTTATCCATTGTTCCTCCTATTCTGTTAAATGTTCCTGTTCAAGTGCATCTTCTCTTAACTCTTCCTCATAATTATTCATAAAAAAGTTAAACATTTTACCGCTTAATGCCGGGAATGAAATATCCCTTTCAGTATCATAAATTTCAATTCCGGTTATTTCTACATCTTCCGGTTCTGGTGGGCTTGCATCCCCGTTTGTGGTAGCAGGATAATAAATATAATCAGACGCTTTTATTCTCAATTCCATTATTCAACCTCAACTATTTTATAATCGGTTCGGATTTTATTTTCGATCACGTTCATATTTACAATCATAATTCCCCAAAAAACTACCGCTGTTACAAATACCGTGACTAATAATATTTTCTTTTCTAAACTCATTTTATCCCCTTAAAAAGTTTTAACTATCATAAAATTAGTTATTCCGGCATCTTCGAGAATTTCTTTAACATCGTTTTCATCTTCAAAATGTTCATCATAATCAATTATTGCGACAGAAAAGTCATTATAATTGATTTCACAACAAAAATCATCTTCTGAACACAAAATATCAAAAGCTTTCTCTGCGTTTATCAAACAACCATCAAATGTTATTTTAAGCATTTTTAAACCCCTTCTATTTAATAAATTTCGTAAAAATTGTGGTTAATTACAATAGCATTTTAATTCAATTTCTTTTTCGTTTTCTGTCATTTCATCCGCTGTTATTTTTAAGGCCTCCCACAAAATAACTGGGCTTATTTCTCCAAGCTCCCCCATCTCGACCAATCTTGCTCTTATCTCATAAATATAATTATATTTATTAACCGTAACGCCCAAAAATTCTGTTTTTTCATTTTTAATATTATTGATTATATTAATTGCATTTGGCATTTTGTTTCTCCCTGTTGGTGATTAACTGTTTATGACTATATTAGCATTTAGATGACAGTTGTCAAGATAAAAATGCAATTATTTTCAAAATAAATAAAAAAAGTTTTTATTACTATTTTAAAAAAAGACTTGAATTTTAAAAATTAATATGCCATAATTAATCCAAACAATAACTTTGGAGGAATATTATGGCGAAACTATCAGGAGCATCCCTAAGGCTTGGACTTTTACGGGATAATGGAATAACACAAACAGATATTGTTAAGAATACGGGGTTAAATGGGGCGGTGGTAAGTCTGGAAATTGCCGGTAGAGGGGGGAGAATATCAAAGTACAGGGATATAATATATGATTATTATATTGATATTGCAGATGATCCGGTTGATGTTGGCGTTTTTTGGCGGAAATAATTTTTGTTAATCTGGTATATTAGATAAGGTTTATGATGGAATATAAAGATTATTTATTTGAAAAAGCGCAATTAGGCGAAAACAACGGGTTTGAAAATCTATTTATGCCTGACTTTCTTTTCGACTTTCAAAAAGATTTATTAGCATGGTCCTTAAAAAAGGGCCGTTCTGCCATCTTTGCTGATTGTGGGCTTGGCAAAAGTCCTATTGAGCTTGTATGGGCTGAAAATATAGTAAGAAAAACAAACGGTAATGTTCTGCTAATAACTCCGCTTGCCGTAAGTATCCAGATGATTAAAGAAGCTGAAAAGTTTAATGTTGAAGCAAAAAGATCAAAGACCGGAAGGCCTGATGGAAAAATCACTATCACCAATTATGAACAATTACATAATTTTGATTATAATGATTTTGAAGGTGTGATTTGTGACGAGTCAAGTATATTAAAAAACTTTGACGGTAAAATAAAGAACATGATTAATATTTTTATGCGAAAAATAAAGTATCGTTTACTTGCCACCGCGACACCTTCCCCTAATGATTTTGTAGAGCTTGGTACTAGTTCTGAAGCATTGGGATATTTGGGTTATATGGACATGCTTGGAAAGTTTTTCAAAAATGATCAAAATAATTGTGCAACTAATAGACGTGGGCGTTTTGTAGAAGCCACAAAATGGAGACTTAAAGGTCATGCCGACAAGTCTTTTTGGAAATGGATAACAGGTTGGTCAAGATCAATACGGTATCCATCTGATTTAGGATTTGAGGATAACGGTTTTATCCTGCCAGAACTAACAGAAAATCATATTAACTTAAAGGTTAAGGGCCGCAACAATGGGATGTTGTTTTCTTTCCCGGCTGTTGGACTAAAAGAGCAAAGAGAAGAACGCTCTGCAACGGTAGATGATAGGTGTAATAAAGCCGCTGAACTTGTTAATAATTCAAAAGACTTCTCTGTGGTGTGGTGTAATCTTAATCGCGAAGGTGATCTTTTAGAAAAGATTATACCGGATTCAATACAGGTTAGTGGTAAAGATAATGATGATAAAAAAGAAGAAAAGTTAATAGCTTTTTCAGATGGAAAAGTCAGGGTTTTAATAATAAAACCAAAGATCGGGGCTTTTGGTTTAAACTGGCAACATTGTAATCATATGACATACTTTCCTTCTCACAGCTATGAACAATATTATCAATGTATAAGGCGTTGTTATAGGTTCGGACAAAAAAGAAAAGTTAATGTTGATCTTGTTTATACACAGGGTGATGAAAACATAATATCTAATCTTGAAAGGAAAAAAACACAGGCAGAAGAAATGATGGATAAACTTGTTATAGAAATGAAAAACTCTTTAGACATTAGAAATATTCAAAACTTTGACAATAGAATTGAGGTCCCAGAATGGTTATAGATCAAATAATAAAAGACAACTACGCTTTGTATCACGGTGACTGTATAGAAGTGATGCAAGATATGAAGGATAATTTAATTGACCTTTCTGTTTATAGCCCTCCTTTTGGCGGGTTATATCATTACAGTAGCAGCGAAAGGGATCTTTCAAACGCTGACAATTATGATGACTTTTTTAAACACTATGGTTATGTAGTAAAAGAATTAAATAGAATTACCAAAAATGGCCGGTGTTCCGCTGTTCATTGTATGGACGTTCCTTCTGGTAATTCAGGGTCGGACTGTTTAAGAGACTTTCCTGGTGACATAATAAGACTTCATAAAAAAGAGGGTTTTGATTATATTGCAAGGCACTGTATATGGAAAGAGCCGCTTGCGGTAAGAAATAGAACAATGCAAAAAAACCTTGCTCACATGACATCTGTAAATGATTCAATTTATTGCGGTGTTGCTTCTGCTGATTATCTTTTAATTTTCAGAAAAAAAGGTGATAATGAAATACCCGTAGGACATCCAACGGGGTTTGATGGTTATTTTGGTGAAAGGGAAATACCTAAAGAACTGTTAAGGTATAAGGGTTATGATGGTAAGCAAACAGAAAACAGGTATAGTCATTGGATTTGGAGGCAGTATGCCAGTTCTTTTTGGGATGATATAAGAATTGATAATGTTTTAAAATTCAAAGAAGCTAGATCAGAAGACGACGAAAAGCACGTACATCCTTTACAGCTTGATGTTATTAATAGGGTGGTGGTATTAAGATCAAATCCGGGTGAGGTTGTCTTTACCCCGTTTATGGGTGTTGGTTCGGAAGTATACGGGCCACTTATTAATGGCAGAAAAGGAATAGGGGTTGAGCTTAAAAAATCATACTTTAATCAGGCCGTCAAAAATGTTGCAAACTATAAAGATGACATGAAAGTTCAGAAGGGATTATTC